GTTGCTCGTAACACAATCAAGAAGGCTAATGAGAAGGGTGCTGTTGCTAGACGCTACGGCCTCACACACAAGATGAACAAGGATGGCTATGGTGACCTAGCTTGGAGTAAGGAAGAGCGTATCCACGTAGGCCTGAGGCTCGTTGACTGCATCATCCAGAACACAGGCATCGTTAGGTTAGAGAAGCAGCATACAAGTAGGAACAAAACGACTACGTTCCTGAGGGCTACACCTATCACTGAGGAATGGGTAGCTGCCTTCAATGACCACATGTCCACCACTCGTCCACGTTGGTCACCATGTATCATAGTACCTAAGGACTGGACAGATGTTGAGGGTGGTGGATACTATGGAGAGTTCTTGGATAAACTACCAATCGTAAGAAGGGGATAAGATGATACACCACATGAACAAGCTACGAAAGCAGGACTTATCTCAAGAGTTTGCTTGTCTTAACACACTGCAACACACACCATGGCAGATCAACCAGCCTGTGTTAAGCATCGTTAGACAGGTGTGGAATAGTGGACAGGAGTGGGCAGGTCTACCAGCTAGGACAGACAGACCACTACTAGCCTACCCATTCAGCAAGGAACCATCAGAGATGAACGATGCTGAACGTGCAGAGTTTAAGAACTGGTCAAAGAAACGTAACGAAACCTATGCCTACAACAACAAGACAGTAAGCAAGCGCATCCAGATTGAGCGTACACTACAGACAGCAGAACGATACGCAAGGTATGATGAGTTCTACTATGTATGGCAGAATGATTTCAGGTCACGCAAGTATGCTAACAGTACGTTCATGTCACCTCAGTCTGCTGATTGGAGCAAGGGATTGCTGACATTCAAGCGAGGCAAGGCTATCAACAACTGGCATGATGCACGTTGGCTATGTATCCATGGTGCTAACCTGTATGGTAACGACAAGATCACACTAGACCAGCGCGAGGGCTGGGCGTGGGACAATGCAGATGAAGTCAAACGTGTAGCAGATAACCCATATGATAACACATGGTGGTTGGATGCTGACAAGCCTTGGCAATTCCTTGGCTGGTGTGTAGAGTTTGCTGGCCTAGTCAAGCAGGGCTGGGGCTACATCTCACACCTACCTACGTCTGCTGATGGTAGCTGCAATGGACTGCAACATCTGTCTGCTATCCTTCAGGATGTGAGGGGTGGCAAGGCTACCAACCTGATACCTGCTGACCTGCCTCAAGATATCTACACTGAGGTAGCAGAGGGAGCATCACAGTCTATTGGTAGGCTGGCTAATGAGGGTGACATTTTAGCCAAAAAAATTATGGAGTTTGGTATCAATCGCACACTCACCAAAAGACCAGTGATGATTGTCCCATACTCAGGCACACTACACGCATGTAAGGGCTACATCCATGAGGCTATACAGGATAGGGTAGAGAAGGGAGAGCCTAACATCTTTGGTGATGACATGTTCAAGGCTAGTGTCATGCTGTCTATCCATGTATGGGATGCTATCAATGGTGTCATCCAGTCAGCAAGGCAGGTGATGGACTACATCAAGGATGTTGGTGCAGTCTATGCTGAACACAACAAGCACATGGAGTGGGTCACACCTACTAACTGGCTGGTCATGCAGAACTACAACGAGGTAGACAAGAAGCGTATCCTAACTCACATCAATGGTAGCACAGTGCAGCTTATCTTTAACAAGGACAGAGACAACGAGGTGAGTAAGAGACGTACTGCATCAGGTGCTAGCCCTAACTTCATCCACTCAATGGATGCTGCAGCTATGACTAAGACTATCAATACCTGCAAGCGACATGGGATTACTGACTTTGCTATGGTGCATGACAGCTATGGCACTCACAGTTCTGACATGCCTCGCCTGTCTGAAGTACTACGAGAAGAGTTTGTTCGGTTGTATACTGAACATGATGTGTTGACAGAGCTACGGAATCATGCTACTGTTACACTTGGAACAGATGACGTTCCACATCCACCAGCTAAAGGTAACTTAGAGCTACAGAAGATACTGAAATCACAGTACTTTTTTGCATAGTTCTAAACTGTACCTATAGCCAGACTAACGATCCATAATCATAGGAGATATTATATGGATACGATTACAATTGAAGGAACCACTGCTTGGTGTAACCCCTTCGAGCCTAACAAAGAATACGAGAAACTTCATGGTGTGTATGATGTAGCCATTGTAGTAGAACAAGAACGAGCAGAAAAGCTATGTGAATATCTTGATGAGCTAGCACAGAAAAAGCTAGACCAAGCTATCAAGGATGCTCCTGAGAATAAGCGCAAGCAACTCGCAGAGTCCCTGTCCATAGCTAAAGCAGGTAGTCCAGCAAAAGATAAGGACGGTAATGATACTGGTGATATCCTTATTAAAGCTAAACTTAAGCCTGTTGTTCAAAAGAAAGATGGTTCTTTTTTTACACAGAAGACAACAGTATTTGATGGTAAGTTAAATCCTATTGTTGATGCTGTAAAGATTGGGCGTGGTTCTCATGTGAAAATTGTAGTGGAACCTTATCCTTATGTAATGCTGAACACTAAGCAAGTGGGTGTATCACTACGCTTCTGGAAGCTGCAGCTTTTAAACCTTGCAGAAGAGAAGGAAGATACTGGTGGTCTGGAAGCAGTGGATGGTGGTTATGTCCACAAGGCTATTACCAAAGACAACAACCAAGAAGCTCGCTTTGAAGATGATATCCCGAAAGCATCACAGGATAGTGCCGATGACGAAAGGGACTTTTGAAGCAAGGGTTATCTCAGACCTTGATGAGCGTGGCGTTCCATATGTATACGAGCCAGAGAAGCTGGCCTACCATGTGGAGCGTCACTACATCCCTGACTTAGCTATCGGTAGTATGATTGTAGAACTCAAGGGTTATCTTAGACAGGATAGCCAGCGTAAGATGAAGGCAGTGAAGGCACAGTATCCAGAGTTGGATGTACGCTTTGTCTTTCAGAACGCTAGTGCTACAATTCAGGGTGCTAAGAAACGGAAGGACGGTACTAAGATGACATGTGGTGAGTGGGCAGACCGACAAGGTTTTGTCTGGGCAGAAGGAACTATACCTAAGGAGTGGCTAACATGAGTGTCATTGACATCAAAGAAGAATGGGTATCAGACGTAGACATGAACGCTGAGTTTGATATCAATGGACTAAGTGTATCAGTCTATGTAGATCAGCATGAACTAACACAGCATGTAAACTATTTTGACATGGCTCACGCTATGCTATCTGATGACATCAAGTATGATGATGAACTAATCATGGAGATAGTATACGGACTAGAGAACACTGCACAAACCTTGAGGAATGGGTTAGGTGGAAGAGAGTAGCGAACTCATTGGGCATGAAGCCTGTTTGAAATGTGGCAGTAGTGATGCCAATGCTTTCTATACTGATGGTCATCACTACTGTTTCTCTTGCAACACTTACACCCCACCAGAAGGAGAAGAGATGCAGACAGTAGTTAAGATGTTTGACTATGGCAATGACTTCTTAACACCAGAAGTTACTGACCTACCCAAGCGTAGGATTAACGAGAAGACTGCTAGGCATTGGGGTTATGGAGTGGCTGAGTACCATGGTAAGAAGGTACAGGTAGCCAGCTACTACAACAAGGAAGGTGATGTGGTAGCACAGAAGCTACGCTTTGCTAACAAAGACTTCAGTGTTATAGGTAGCCTCAAGGATGCTGGCCTGTATGGTCAACACCTATGCCGTGACAGTGGTAAGATGATTACCATTGTTGAGGGTGAGATAGATGCGCTAAGTGTTAGTCAAGTTTTTGACAACAAGTACAGTGTGGTATCCGTACCCTCAGGTGCAGCCGGAGCAAAGAAAGCAATAGCCAAACAGATTGAATGGCTATGTGGATACGATAGCATTGTCCTAATGTTTGACAATGATGCAGTGGGTCAGGCTGCTGCAATAGAGTGTGCTAAGATACTACCACCTGACAAATGTAAGATCGCCAAGCTACCCCTCAAGGATGCAAGCGAGATGTTACAGGATGGTAGGACTGCTGAACTGATTGATGCAGTGTGGTCTGCTAAGACATACAGACCTGATGGTATCCTAGCTGGTACTGATGTGTGGGATATAATTATTGCTAACGATGATAAGGATTCGGTAGCCTACCCATACGCAGGACTACAAGAGAAGACAGGTGGTTGTCGTAAGGGTGAGATCGTTACAGTGACAGCAGGTAGTGGTATAGGTAAGAGCCAGTTGGCTAGAGAGTTTGCACATAGCTTCCTCAGTCATGGTCACACCATTGGATACATAGCACTAGAAGAGAACGTGAAGCGTACCTCACTAGGGCTGATGTCCATTGAACTTAACAAGCCACTACACCTACGCAACCATGACGTACCAGAAGAAGAACTACGCCGTGCCTTTGATGCAACAGTGGGATCAGGTAGAGTATACTTGTATGACCATTGGGGTAGCACTGACAGTGAGAACCTACTGTCTAAGATTAGATACTTGGTTCGCAGTTGTGAGTGTGACTACATCATCCTTGACCACCTGAGTATTATTGTCTCAGGTCTAGAGGGTGGAGATGAACGCCGTATCATTGACAATACCATGACAGCCTTACGCTCACTGGTAGAGGAACTCAACTGTGGTATGGTACTAGTGTCTCACCTCAAGCGTCCGTCTGGTGACAGAGGACATGAGGATGGCGCACAGACTAGCATGTCACAGCTACGTGGTAGTGCTGCTATCGGTCAGCTAAGTGACATGGTGATAGGCATGGAAAGGAACCAACAGGATACTGACAGACCTAACGTCAGTAACATCAGGGTCTTGAAGAACAGATGGTCAGGCGATACAGGCATAGCGTGTAGTCTTGAATACATATCAGAGACTGGACGTATGAATGAGATAGCATGGCAAGAAGAAGAAGAAATAGAACCAGAGTTTTAATAGTGCGGAGACACAAATGAAATACATATGGGACATTGAAGCAGACAACTTACTTGATGAAGTAACTCAGGTATGGTGTCATGTCTTCAGAGATGTTGACACTGATGAGGTACACACCTTTGACCCAACACAGACGCAGGAAGCCTTAGCCTTTATGGATAAAGCAGCAACAATCATTGGTCATAATGTTATTGACTATGACCTGCGTGTGATGAAGAAGTTATATG